TCCTCCGCAGGCTGAGTACGCAAAGCTCCGCGGCTGCAGCGAGGCCGCCGTGTCGAAGGCCATCAGCAAGAACCGGATCTCGCTGATCGACGGGAAGATCGACCCGGCCGTCGCCGATGTCCAGTGGGCCAAGAACACCCGCGTGCGCGCCGGCGCGGGTCGTCCGCCGGCCAGCGACGGTGCAGCGTCCGAGCAGCTCGGGCTGATGCCGGAGGGCGCGCCCGACAAGCCGGCCAGCGAAGCGGTCGGACCTGGCGGCGACGACTACTGGAAGTCCAGGTCCCGGCGTGAGGCTGCCGAGGCCGAGCTGGCCGAGATGGATCTGGCCACGAAGCGCGGAGAGGTCATCCAGGTCAAGGCGGTCGAGTTGGTCTGGTCGTCTGCGCTTGCGTCGGCTCGCGAGCACCTCCTGCAGGTGCGCGCGCGCCTGGCGCCGTTGCTGGCCGTGGAGACCGAGACCTTCCGCATCGAGCAGCTGCTGGACCTGGAGCACAACAAGGCGCTGAACTTCCTCGCCGGTGTCGAGCTGCCGAAACCAGGTGGTGGATGAGCGCGCGCGATCTGCCCGGCGATGAGTACCGAGCTGTCGAGATCCTCGATCGGCTCAAGCTGCGCTTCCTGGCGCCGCCCCCGCTGGTCAGCACGGCTGACTGGGCCGGCCAGTACCGCCACATCGCGAAGGGGCCGGAGCGTGGCCTGTGGCGCAACGAGCGAACCCCGTACCTGGTCGAGCCGATGGAATGCGCCAGCGCCTTCAGCCCGTACGAGCGGATCGTGCTGATGTTCGCCACGCAGCTCGGGAAGACGGAGGTGCTCTACAACGCCATCATGCAGCGGATCCACACCGATCCGCAGGACATGATGATGGTTCAACCCACCCTGCAGGACGCGCAGGACCACAGCGGCCAGCGCTTCCTTCCCACCGTGCAGCAGACGCCGGTGATGCAGGGTCTGATCTCCGTGAGCCGCAGCCGGGACGAGTCCAGCAGCTGGCGCGCGCGCAGCATTCAGGGCGGGTTCGCCGTCTTCTTCGGTGGGGCGAACAGCGCCAGCTCGCTCGCCTCGAAGCCGCTGGGGTTCGCCGTAGCGGACGAGGTCAACAAGTGGCCAGCGGACGTCGACAATCAGGGCCCACCGCTGGCGCTGCTCGAAGAGCGCATGAGCAACTTCTCGCGGCGCAAGCTCGTGATCGCCAGCACGCCGACTGTCAAGGGGGCGTCCGTCATCGGCGAGGAGTACTTGGCCAGCGATCGCCGGCAGTACCACGTCCCGTGCCCCCACTGCGGGGAGCGCCAGGTGCTGGAGTGGGGCAACCGCGAGGCTTGGGGGATCCAGTGGCTGAAGACGCCGCTCGGTGCAGCACGGCCTGAGACCGCGGTGTACGTGTGCCGCCATTGTGGCGCCGCGATCCAGGAGCATTGCAAGCCCGAGATGCTGGCCAACGGGATCTGGATCCCGCAGGCCCCAGGTGCCGGTCGCGGCCGTCGCGCGGGATTCCACCTGAACAAGCTGTACTCGCCACTGGGATGGCGCAGCTGGGCCAGCCTGGTGGAGAAGTGGGAGACGGCACAGAAGTCCAAGAAGGCCGGAAACAGCGCGCCGCTGAAGGAGTTCATCAATTCCAGCCTGGCGGAGGACTGGGAGGAGGTCGGTACCGGCGCCGACAGCCAGACGCTGCGCAACCGGGCCGAAGACTACGAGATGGGCAAGGTGCCACGGCACGGCCTGATGCTCACCATGGGCGTCGACACGCAGCCGGACCGCCTCGAAGCGCGGGTCTGGGCATTCGGCCGCGGCGAGGAATCCTGGCTGGTCGAGCGCCACATCATCTACGGCGACCCGAACCTCGACGAGGGCACCGAAGGCTCGCCCTGGACGCGCCTCACTGAGATCCGCCGCACGCCGGTGCTGCATGCCTCCGGATCTCAGGTGCTGATCGAGGCGACCTGCATCGACACCGGCGGACACAACACCCACGCGGTCTACAACTACTGCCGGAACCACGCGCGATCGAACGTGCTAGCGATCAAGGGCGCAAGCCAGTACGGCCGCCCGGTTCTCGGCCGCCCCAGCCTGATCGACATCAGCTGGCGCGGCAAGACCGTGAAGAGCGGTGTCAAGGTGTGGCAGATCGGCACGGACACGGCGAAGCACCTGCTGTACGGCCGCATGCGCCTCAGCCAGGTCGGGCCCGGCTACGTTCATGTGCCCAAAGTGCTGTCGGACACGGACGAGTTCGAGCAGATGACCGCCGCACGGCTACTGCCGGTCGTGGTGCAAGGCAAGCACTCGATGCGCTGGATCACGCCGCAGGGCCACCGGGAAGAGGCGGGCGACGGCATGGTCTACGCGTACGCGGCCGCCTGCTACCTTGGAATTCAAAGCTACCGGGAGGCCAGCTGGGCGCGACGTGAGCAACGCATTGCCCCGCGGGAATCCGATCTCTTCGCTCAGGTGGTGGTGATCGCCAACGATGAGGCCGGCGAGGCGGTGCACACGTCTGTACCGGATCAGGCAGTGGCCGCCGATCAGCCAGTTGTTCATCCAGTCGCGCCAGTTCCTCCGGCATTGGCTGCACCCACACCGCCGGCCCGAACGCCGGCGCTGGCAACCGCGCCCGCACCTGGTGGGTGGCGCGCCAGCTTGGCCCGCAGCCTTCGACAGGGCCCATGATGGACGTCGACCTGCAGGTCCCGGGAGACGAAGACCCGGACATCGTCATCGCCATGATTCGGGAGGTGCTCGACCTGGGCCTCGGCTTGACCACCGAGCAGGCGGCAAACATCGAGCGCAGGCTGAAGGAGCGGTACGGCGATCGCAGGATCCGAGTAAAAAAAAAGCTCCAGTTGAGCCCTGAAGAGGTGCGCGTGCGCGTGTTCGAGGACGCCATGACCACCATGAGCACGCACGACATTGCGAAGCGCCACGGCATCACCCCTCGGACCGTCTACCGCTGGATGAAAAAAGGCAACCCCACCGCACCCCGATAGGCCGCCCGGCGGCAAGTTGTGACACGTTTTGCCCTGTTTTTGTCACAGCCGAATTCATAGACTGGCGCGGTCCCAGTCGCCACGCCAGGCACCACCCTGCAGGAGCATCCATGTAATGGCCGGAATCACCGTCGCCCAAGCCCAGGCGCAACTCGACGCCTACCTGGCTGCAGAGATCCAGGTCCTCGCCGGGCAGTCCTACGAGATCGCGGGGCGCCGGCTCACACGCGCGAACCTGTCTGAAATCCGCGCTGGCATCGAGGCGTGGAACGACCGCCTGAACACGCTCAGCAACCGCGCGGCCGGCCGTGGCCGGGCCTACACAGTCGTCACGAACTGACCCATGCGCGAGAAACCAACAGCCGCACGGCCTGGCACCGGCAACCTGCAGAACCTTCTGGACAAGGCCATCGCCTATGTCGCACCAAGGGTTGCAGCACGCCGCCTGATGGCGCGGGCTGCCCTGTCAAGCGTGGGCGCCTACAGTGGAGCCGGCGGCGGCTACCTTGGCGCCAGGCGCGATCGCGCGGCCACGAGCGCCCGGAATCCTGGTGGTGGCTCTCCCAACGCGGACATCATCCCGGACCTGCCGGTACTGCGCGAGCGCTCGCGCGACCAGCTGCGCAACGCGCCAGTCGCCGTGGGGGCTATCAACACCAATGTCGGTCATGTAATCGGCACGGGCCTGTCCTGCACGCCCAGCATTCAGAACGACATTCTCGGGATCTCGGACGAAGACGCCGAGGTGTGGAACGCCGCGACAAAGCACAGCTTCAACGTGTGGGCGAAGTCGGTGGACTGTGACCTGTCACGCAAGTGCGACTTCTACGGCCTGCAGGACCTGGGCTACCGCACCGAACTGTCCAGCGGGGACGCGTTCTTCCTGACGCCATTGGTCACGCGCGGCGGTGCGGTGCGCCTCGCGCTCCAGGGCATCGAAGCGGACTTTGTCTGCAATCCGAATCGCACTCCCGACACGGACAAGCTGGTCGATGGTGTCGAGATCGACACCATCACAGGGGAGGCCATCGCGATTCATGTGGCCGACCGGCACCCTGGCGAAGTTCGCACCGCCGGCACCAGGTGGACGCGCGTGGACATGCGCGGCAAGCAGACTGACCGGCGCAACGTGCTGCAGCTCATGGAGAACCTGCGGTTCGGCCAGCACCGAGGCGTGCCATGGATCGCGCCAATCCTCGAGCCGCTCAAGCAGCTGAACAAGTGGACCGACAACGAACTGGCGGCCGCCGTGGCCAGCAGCGTCTTCGCTGTGTTCGTGAAGATGGAGACCGAGGCCTTCCACGACCTCTTCCAAAACAACGACTCGGTCAAGAGCACGCTGGACCAGGCCGAGCAATGGTCGGGCGAGATGGGCGGGCCCAAGGCGGTCCACCTGCTGCCTGGTGAGGACATCTCCACCGCCAGCCCAGGCCGACCGAACCCGGAGTTCGACCCGTTTTGGACGGCCATGGTGCGGCAGATGGGCATGGCCTTGGGCATGCCCTACGAGGTGCTGGTGATGCACTTCCAGAGCAGCTACACCGCCGCCCGTGGTGCGTTCCTCATGGCCACCAAGTTCTTCAAGTGCCGGCGTGACAGGGTGGTGACCCAGTTCTGCCAGCCGGTGTATGAGCTCTGGCTGGCCAATGAGGTCACGAGCGGGCGCATCCAGGCGCCGGGCTTCTTCGCCTCGCCAGAAGTGCGCGCGGCCTGGTGCAACGCCGTCTGGACCGGCGATGGCGCCGGCACCCTGGATCCGCAGAAGGAGGTTGCCGCAGCTCGCGCCCGCGTCGACATGGAGATCAGCACGCTGGATGCTGAATCGATCCTGCACGACGGCGTCGACTGGGCGACGAAGCACAAGCAGCGAGCCAAGGAGATCGCCGCCCAGAAGCGGGACGGCACCTACGTGGCGCCGGCAGGCGCGCCAGCGCAGGCGGCGGAGGCGAGCGACTCGGAAGACTCTGACGATGGCGACCAGCCGCCAAACCCCACACGCACGAGGAATTCACGATGACAACACTTTCGGCAAGCCGAACCAGGGCTTACACCAACACCAACATCAATGGCCTGCTGGTGCCGGCCACAACGACCATTTACGCCGGCGCCGCAGTTGGAGTGAATGAGGCAACCGGCAGTCCTCGACCGCTGCAGGCCGGTGACAAGTTCATCGGCTTCGCTCAATCGTCTGTCAACCACATCCGTGGACAGGAGCGCGAGGCACCGCTCACAGTGGTGGACTCTGGCCAGGTCGCCCTGCAGATCAGCGGAGCAGTCGCTACGGACATTGGCAAGGATGTCTTTGCGACGGACGATGACACCTTCACGTTCAGCAGCTCTGGTGGCAGCTTGGTGGGTGTAGCGAAGCAGCTGCTCAGCGCAGGCAGGATGATGGTCGAGATCCTGCCGCCCTCAGCTCTGAACGGTGTCCGCCTCGCACCTGGCGGCACCGCCCTGGTGTCAGGGGATGGGAATTTGTCCGTGCTGGGGCTGTCCACTCCGCCTGCAGACTCTGTGCTGTCGAAGTACGGGCGGCAGGCTGACGACATCTGTGCAGCCAATGTCACGGTCGGCACGACGACGATGGCGCATTCGCTGTCGAATGAGAAATCCCGATTCAGCACATACACTCGCAAGGCCACCCCATCGGCCAACACCCTGAGCGAGCTTCGCTTCCCGAATCGCAGCATCACGCTTGATCCCGATGACCAATCCCTGACGATTCCGATTTACATTGACTCGCAGGTAAGCGAGTTTTCCGACTTCGGCACTCCCTACTTTATTGCCATCAATCTGAGTCAGGGCGGCGGGTCTTTGGGCGCGAACTCCTCGCAGTGGGGTTTTGGGGCAAGCATCCTGCGGCAAGGTTGGAACCTGCTCAAGATGCGTGCAGCCGATACGGTAGGTGCTGCATCAGTCGGGAATCTTCCTTTCGGAGTGTCCCGCACGGTTGCTGGAACCGGCGTCGATATGTCGGCTCCGATCACGTACCTGTCGATCCAGATGACCAATATGAGCGGGGTCAACACCTACATCGACAACCCGCGCCGTTCTGCCAAGGCAAAGCCGCTGCTGGTCATGGGGTTTGACGCCAACGGCTCAGACGCCGATGACAACATTTTTGTTGAGCAAGTCGCCCCGCTTTTCAAGAAAATCGGCGCGGTTGGCTATTGCACTTTCACGCACGTCTACGAGGCTGTCAGTGCTGGCTCGACAAGCTGGGAGCGCTTGGTGACGCTGCAAAACCAATTTGGCTGGGAGATGCTTAATCACACATGGAGCCACGGTGCAACCGAAGTTGGGCGCGTGGGCACTGTGACGATTGGATGGGCATCCTTGGTGGCGACTGTGACCTATTCTGCCGCGCACAACATCCCCATCGGGAAACGCTACCGCAGCCGGATCATCGGCAGCGGAACGGCCAGCTTCAATGGGTTGCAGGAGTTGACCGCAACCACTACCACGCAGGCCACATTTGTGACCGCTGAAGCGGGCAGCGGCGCGGCGACCGGAACCATCAAGCTGTACCAGTTCCTTGCAGAAGTGTTCAACACCAACACCGACGAAAACCGTCGCCTGTTAGGGCATGAGTTGACCGACACGGCGCGGCTGATGCGCGGCGGCGGCATGGGGAAGGCTTCGCATTTTGTGGCCTATCCGAACAACAGCGTCCCCGAACTGGCTTGTCTCCAGGCGGTGTGCGATGAAGCTGGCATTGCTTACGGGCGCAGCACTCGCGGCGGGATGGTCTTTGTGGATGAAATGGGTGTGGACAACCCGCTGCATTTCGGCTCGTGGGTGTGGGACTCGGGCACGTACGCCACCACGACAAGCCAGATCATCGCCAAAGTGAATGCGGCGGTCGAGCGCGGCGAACACATCTGGCTGTACGGCCACTACATCCAAGACGAGGCCACGGCAGGCGGCGCGGTCAATCTGGAATACCCGCCCGGCTCTGGCGGCAATCCTGCGCCTCCGGGTGGGTCGCTATCCGGCACTGGTGGCTGGTGGTATCTCGGGCAGCTTCGCCGCCTGTTTGATGAGTGCATTGCCCCCCACATTGCGGCCGGAAATCTGGAGCCGGTGTCAGCATCGGAGTGGTCCTATCGCCTTGGTTATGGAGTCGGCAAATGACAACGCAAATCAAACTGAGCGCGCCCGTGTACTTTGCCGCTGGCGAAACCCTCAATGGTCAGGCACTGGCGGCTGCGCAATGGGTGCGCGGCGGTACGGTTTCTGTGTCCGACGAAAAGGCGCAAGCACTGGAGCGCGATGGCCTTGCAGACATCCTGAGCATTGATGGCGTTGCGTTTCACTGGGGCGCGTGCTGCTCCGGTGGCGATCACGCCTGATTCCCGCCCCCTGCCGGTAGTGACAGCTTTTGCCCTGTTTTTGTCACAGCGAAATTCCTACAGTCACCTGCAACCGCAATCAGCCT